ATGGTAATAGCACCCACTTTGCTGTGTGAATGCTAAATGTCGATGATGCACAGTTATAGTAGTCGGAACAGTAATTGCCAACATCCCACTATCATTTGTGATATTTCTCCATTGTGCTAAGGTGCTAATTGGGTCTATACAATATTGAAATGCGTCATGACACCATAATACATCAAACTTTTTATCGCTGGTAAGTGCTATGGGTTTTTCAAAATCTGTCTGCTGATAAAATACATTCTTATGTTTTCTAGAGGCGAATAATTGATCAATTTGATCAATTCCAGTACATGTGATATCAAGAGGTTTAGGAAAATCTTCTCTAGTAGTCCTGGTTGCCCACCATTCAATATCTGCTCCATCTCCACAGCCAAGATCTACTAGAGTATCAATGCTTTCCATAAATTCATCATACTCTTGTAATGCATTAAGAATATCCAAACTAGGACGAGAATTTTGTACCGGTACACTAAACATTATACTTGCACATCTTCCATACCGGCAGCCCGCAATCGTACAATATGTCCAAGCATGAAGTTTTTACTTTCCATGCCCTTAAGAATACCCAAATAACGATTGCGGAGCAATGCCACTTCGTTGATTAGTGTTTCAAACTCAATGACTTCATCTTCACCATCCACATACTTTTCAGCATCTCGACTGGTCAACGCACGAGCATACCCTTCTAAATACTTTTGAAAATGCCGACGACGGATTTTGCGTAGTTGTATATTAAGGTAGTTTAATACTGCTTCAATTTCTTGTAGCTGATTAAATCTATGCTCTGTAATACCCGGTAATGCGGTAATATTTTTCTCAATCAGGCCGCCGACTCGACAATCACGTTTAGCTTCATCAAGTTCTACCTCATAATGAGTAATAAAATCAGGAATGTTGCTTAGATCAGCAACAACTTTACTATACCACATTCGATAACTCCTTAACTAGCCATGGAAAAGTTTGTTTCCAATTTAAATCTCGACGACGGTCTATTTCGGTTAGAAATATTCCTAACTGATCTATTGCTAATTGATTTCTTGTTGAAGAATTTAACTGTGATTGTATTCCACGCATGTACTTATTTGCTTCTTTTTGTTGCCATGTATCTGTTGGCATATTAGATAAGATTTCTTCAAAATCTGAATTAAAGTATTGAGAACCAAAAATTTCTGGGTGTAAAAAATTGTGGGTCATAACTGTGGTTGAAAAATAATGTCCAATTTCTCTTGTTGGCCTAAAATTATTGATGTATTGTAATAATGCTGGCACAGTTTTAATAGTTAGGCCTGATAAAGTTTGATTGATATTTAAAGTAATCCAATCCTGGCTAACCAAATATTCAAAATTTTCTTGCCATTGTCTAATGTCCAACCCATATCGTACATATTCTTGTTCTTTGCCAAAACAATCTATACTAGCGGTTAAATCAAATCTACCGATACGATTTTCTTTAACCAATTGATGTATTTGATCTATATAATTTTTAAATCGAGAACTGTCGACCATTAAGTTACTAATTATATTAAATTCCAATTTTGGATTGTAGTGCGTTGCTAGAAAATTTATACATTGATCTAATTGTTTTTGATAAAATGGCTCTCCGCCTAATACATTAAATCTATAAATTTCTGTACTGTGCTCCTTCATCCACAACCAAAATTTATCAGTTAATGCATCAATATCTGGTGCTTTTTTTGCTCGGTTATCAATTACAATTCCGTTTTTTTCAAAACGACCGTACTTATTGTTTTCCTGTTGTATTTTACTACTAAACCCGTCCCAGCAGTACAAACAACTCATGTTACACACATTATCAAAATAAATTTCAACAATGCGAGGTGATACTGATATTGCTGTCGAATTAAATTCTAATTCGGGTGGTGACATGTTTGGAATCGATAAATGAAATTGTCGGTCACTTGCTCCGCCAGAATTTTCAATTTTTTGACAGTACTCGCATCCACCAGTGGGCCATTTTCCATCAAGCATCAATTGTCGATCTGATAATTTTTTTGGTGTGTTATGAAACGAATCAAAAGTATCAACTGTTATTAAATCGCTATCAACACGATGACAAGAACTGGTAGCACCATTATATAATCTTATGGTACTCCAGTTCCATTTAAGCTGACATGCGGTTTCCGTTTTTATCGGAAAAAGTTTGTTAGGCATCAGTAATCATCGTCCTCTTCGTCGTCGTGTAAATCATCATCGTCGACTTCGTCCTCGTGATCGTGATCCTTAAGATAACTTGTTAATGCTTTTTTAATATCGCTATCACTTTTGAAGGTCGATTTAATATCATCTGCACTAACATCGTTGTCAATTAATACACTAACTACTGTTTCAGCCGCTTCGGCACGATCTACTGTATTAACATACCGTTTAAGTTCTGACCAAATTTCGTTTGCTAATTCTACTGACATCGTTATTCCTCCGTAGCTGTGTCTTCAGTACTTACCGTTTCGCGTTGATTCTTAAAGTCTGTCATCACTTTATCTAAACAACCTGCTTCGTTTGATTCCCAGGCTTTGCGGAACTGTTTAATAATTTCACCGTCGCTGGTAACAAACATCAAACGATTGCCATCTTTCTTGAGAATACCTTTTTTCTCTGCAAGGTCAGTTAGGCCACTGTAAGGGTTCATGCCCGTTTCATAAGGAATCTTAACCTGCATGCCTTCAAACGGTTTAGCGTAACGAGTTTTCATTACCTTGCAACCAGCACGGATACCCATAACTTCACTAATCTTATTGCCATCTTCGTCTTCTTTAAGTTTCATTTTCTTCATGGCTACTACAATACTTGACGCATAGATGAAGCCTTGACCGCCTGAGATTTTGTCATCCGGGTCAAACATGTCTTGACTAGCGTATGTATGATTCGTACAAACCATTCCAACGTTAAAGCCACCAAACATGTTAACTGAGTTACGAACTAGTGATGTAAGTGCCTTGGGTTTACGACCCATATCACCTTTCATGTCGCCGGCTTCAAATTGGTTTACATCGGTTGGAGTCAATAACATACCTAACGAGTCAATGACCCATAGCACTTTCATACGCTCGCCATCTGGCAATGCTTTGTAGTCAATCATAAACGTTGAAATAGCCTTGGCTACATCGTCAATCATACTCATGTTTAGTTTAAGCAACTTATCTGCACCAGTATCTACTCCAAGTGCATGTAACCATGTTTCGTCGAGTGCGTTTTCTGTATCAACCAAGATAACAAAAATGCCTTGCTCTTGTGCATTCTTTACAATGTTGCCAGAACAAATATAGGATTTTCCTGCTCCAGACTCGCCAGCGAACACAGTAATCTTGCCCAGCGGAATCCCTCGATTAAAGTCTCCCGAGATGAGATAGTTCAATGCAAAGTTGCCTGTTGAGATCCAATCTGTTGGATCATTAAATCCAATGCTTAGACCGTCAATGCTCTTGGTGATGTCCTTGCGGAACTTGCTTACGTCAAATGGTTTTGCCATGATTTATCCTTTTTGTATTGAAAATTTGTTATTGCTTACTAGATTTCTAAAAATAATTATACGATAGTTTGTAAGATTTTCATAAAGATCCGGTATGTTACCGATGTTTAAAAAATCCCCACTCGGAACTTTATTATGCTGTTTACACCAAGATAGGTATTCTATACTTAACGGTATTGTTTGAGCAGGTACTAAACTTAAAGTCACAAACCCCAATAACTCATTGAATGAATTCTCATCATTGCACTCTAAATTTCTGTCAAAATATTGAAATTTATTGTATAATGTTCTACCTAGGTGATTAAACGATAATTTTAAATTTGCCACATTATTAGTAAGAGAATTTTTTGGAAAATGATTATTAGAAACGATAGTCCAGGTATCACTTACTGTATATCGAATATTATTAAACATTGATTCTAGTTCGTGTATATGAGGAACATTTAAAGACTTGTAAGTGTCAGTTAATCCTAGCTTAGATAAAACATTACTAAGTGTTGGCGTCGGTAGGTCGTCTGGAAACATCTCGTGTATTTTTTCTGCAAACCCAGAAAAATTAAATTGTTTTCTTTTTTCCTGTATATTATATAATAATGACTGAGAGTTAACCCAATCTGCATGAATTTTATTTAACACCTGTTGAGAAAGATACTCTTCGGTAGCATGTGAATCAATTTTTATATCTATTAATTCATCTAACCACTTGTTTACTTCCAGGATATTTAAATTAAATTCACTAATTCTATCCAGTATTTTCTGACCGAAGTATCGATCCTCAGAGAAAAATCCATTAAGCGATTGTTGATTTAATTGCTCAATGTAAAATTCTAGTATCTCTTGGTTAACCGGATCAAAAGAAATAGTGTCACCGGAGTTTTCAAATACTAAAGAGAATTTCATTATTTTATCTAGTCAATTAACGTGGCAGATTTTACTCTGCCACGTATTTTTATTACTGTTTCTGTCTTGCGCGAATCATTGCCAAAATATCTTGTGCTTTGTCAGTTGAAGGTTTAGCTTCTACTGGAGCACTTGCTACTGCTGGCTCATCATCAAACTCGCTTGCTGCCGAAGTTGTTACTGGAGTAACATCGGATGCTGGAGTTGACTCAGATGATGCTCCTGCTGGAGCCGCAACACCTGCTGGGCGATAGTACTGACCCCAACGCTCTGTGTCATAGCTTTGACCATCAACACTTGCTTCAAACATTTCTTTAATAACCTTGAGCTCAACATCGCCTGGTTTCTTAGGCATAAATGTGCTTAGGTCAAATAAACCGTGTTCAGCAATTGCTGCTTGTTCGGCTTCTGTGAGTGCAGATTCTTTACGAGCCCACTTGCTGCTAGAGTAGTCAGCAAATCCACCTTTGGCTGTTTTGCTAATGCGGAAGTCCAAGCCACGGAGTAAGTCTGTTGGCAATTCTTCCAATTCTGGATCCATCAACGCACCTTTGATAAGTGTAAAGATCTGTGGACCGATAATGAATCTACGGATTGGGTTTGCAGGAGCCTTGTCGTCGCCGATTGGGTTCTCACGAACAAAGCCTTGGAAAATATAACTACGTTTTTTCCAATACTTACGACCCATTTCTTCTAGTGATTTGTCTTTGAACCAAGTACGTACTTCGGTAAGCACTGGACAGACATCGCCATACATTTCTACGCATGGTACTGGCACAATAACTTGTTTAGAGTCTAGTTCGCCTTTGATGCCATTGAACGGAAGACGAATTTGTGCTCGCTCTGCCCAAAAGAATGTGTTCTTGGTGTTACCGTCTGGGAGGAATCTGAGTGTTGCGGAAGCGCCTTCTTCCATTGACCAATGAGGGTAAATTGCATTATCTCCTCCGGTTGATTGTCCGCCACCTTGTTTGCCTTCTGATGCTGCGAGCCTTGCTCTAATTTCTGATAAACTAGCCATTTTATGTTGCCTTTCTAAGTTGATTTAAAATGTTGATTTAAGTTGTCTTAAATGTTGCCTTACAGCTGATTATACACTCATCTGTCCGTGTTTGCTACTAAACTGGTTAAATTGCTTTTACATTTATTGCCATGATGTCTATGAAAATTCCTAATATCACATACAGTATGACAGGAACAGCACCCTACTTCAATATTTAAATGTTGTTTACCAAAAAACGGATTATTTTTTCCTGTGGGTCTGAATGCGTCTGGATTTGTTACTAGACAGTTATCACCGTGCCAGCGAGCATAAGTATTTGCTCCGCTTGTTTTATTACAATGCGGGCATGTTTTTTGTTCTTGTTTTTTGCCAAACATAGGATTGCCAGACCCTTTATTATTATCGCTGGCTTTTTTTCTAAGGTCTGGCTCTTTCATTTTTAAATTACCAAATGGATTTACTGGTGGCGACATGCTATCATGTTTGTTTAACCACTTATCACTGCCAACTACCTTCATTCTTTTTAATACACGGTTTTCCCATAAACGAGCAACCATGCAGTCTACAAATGTTTTTCTAATTTGTCGAATTGTAGGATTGCCAAACTCTATAATAGTATTTTTAACTTTGTTGCTGGAGGTAAAATAAGTGACCCAAAAGTCGTCTGGATGACATTTATTGGCGTATCTTACGCCGTAATACCAGAGATTGTGTTCTGGCCATCCAATAAGGTATGTATATGGTTGCATTTAATTTGTTGCCTATCTCGGTTGCCTGTTTACTGCTGGTTGCCTGTGTAGAGTATGCATTATTACATACTCTACTATTTATTGCAAGTATATTTATGACGCGGTTGTTCTAATTGTTAAATTAGTGGCGGACCATTCCAGAAAGTTCTTTTAGGCGATCTAAGAAACTGGAATCCTTATCTACTGATTTGAGTTTACCACTGTGTCCATACTTTCCAGCAAGTGGACTTTCTTTTTCATTCACTGGTGTACTAGGGCCGCCTAACATACCTTTAGGCAAGTCCATTGCGCTGCCACCGGAACTGCCCCCTCCTGCTGGCTTAGGTAATGCTGTAGTATTGGCCGGCACCGCTGTGCCCATGTCTTTGAATGTTGGGGTTCCAGGTTTAGTGCTATATCCAGGATTGCCAACAGATCCCCACTCGCCCGGAACAACTTTACTTACATCAACATGCTGTCCTGTAGTTGCATCTGTTCTAAATATTGGGCCTTGATTTGCTCCTGCGCCAATTTGACCATTAAATGTTGGTCCTGAGTCTTCAACACCTTCGTCTTGAATCAATGGATTTTCCATGCCGCCATCTACACTGTGTGGTTCACGAGCCTCTTCAGCATAGTCACCGTGCATAACGCTTTCACGCTCAAGACCATAGTCTTCATCTGGATCGCTTGGGCTATTAAAGCCAGCGCCAGGATGGCCCAAGTCTGCGGCAAAACGGTCGGCTACCCATTCGTAAGGGTCGCCAGTGCGAGCTTTTTGAACACCGTATGGCATGTCATCAAAGTAGTAGTCATACAATGCATCATGCAGTTCTTGACTCATTTCATCATTTTCTTCAAAGTCTTTAACATCACGCTTGTATGTGTCAAGAATGTGTTGGAATGTTGAACCTGTATCATCTACTAATACATTTTCTTTAAGTAGACCGGCAGCCCGGCGAAGAGCCCGTAATGAGCCTCGGCTTTCTGCCAACCGATTGATGTTACCTTGACCGCCCGGAACTTGAGCACTCGGCTCAGGAGGTGTCGCTGACAAATCGGCAGGAGTGCCTTCGGGAGGATTCATTTCAGTAGTAGGATCAATGTTTAATTGTTCAATAACCCGGCGTACATCTGGATGATCACTTAGTTCTTGCATACGATCAAAAATAACTTGACGGGCGTCAGCATTGGCATCACGTTCGGCTAATTCTTCTAATTGGTCAAACAAATGATCATCGCCTAACAAACCGTATAATTGTTCTGTGATGTTAGTAGCATCAGCACCAACCGGTTGCTCAGTGCTCATTAACTCAATTAAATCTGTTTGTTTTTCAGGAGTGTCTGGCAACTGCCATGTTCCTTCTAATAGGCGTTCTGCCCATGCTTCAAATATGTTAGCTTCTTTCATGGCTTTTCCTTGTTGTTGTATGCGAGCTAGCAGGGGTAGTGCTTGCTCAATTCTTGTGTCTATGCTCTGTGTCACAAACAAATGTTTTAATCCTTCAATTACCACTTCTTCTTCGGTAACCTCTGCTGGATTCCAACTTTCAAAATAAGCGGTATATCCACGATTTGTACTTAAACTTTTTAAAGTTTTTTGTGCTGTCGCGTAGTAGGCGTTAGTGTCTTCAACTAATTGTGCAGTATCGCCTTCTAATAGTCGACCTTGGTTGGCTCTACGGAAACGACTTAGGATGTTAAGTTCTTCTACTATTTGAACAATGTGTTGTCCACGGATGTCGTATGGCTTACCGCCATTGCGTACATGCTCTACCATGGCACGACCGCCTGATAATTTTGTAAATGGTAACTTGTAGCGTTCGCCTTCTGCGGTTTCTACAAACAATGATTCTACATAGCGGAAACGGGCATCTGTTTCACCCAATGACTTTTTATGTTTAATCATCAAGCGAGCTTCGGTTTGGTTACCGTTCCAGCTTTGTGTTCGTGTACCTGTCCAAGATTCAAACAGGCCTTCTTTGATAGCAGCTTGCCCTTGCATACTATAACGCAGACGATTGATATTTTTTGGGCTAAACTCCATGAAGTTTTTAACGGCAAAATGTTTGAGTTGTTCTAAAAAGGCAAACCATTCTTGTTTATCATTGCCTTCCATGGTACGACCTACATTGTCTCCAAAGTATACTTCAAGAGTATTGTCGTTACCTAGGAGTACAACAACGGTGCCATAATCTTTGACAGATTCAGCACGAAAATCAAAGTTAAAAATATCAGCTTCTGAAGGGTCAGTAGCAGGCATTCCTTTAACATCCAGTAATTCTGGGTCAAAATCTCTGCTGACTAATAAATCAAAGAGTTGCTGTGCGGGTGTGTTTGTAGCCATAGTTTATTATTTATCGTAATGAAGAGATGAACGGCATTGGCGCAATTATAGTATC